GGGGGGGGGGTCAGTTCACTCAGCGTTGGCCTCGGAATTGGAGGTAGACGGTCAGAGTTCCGTGGACCGCAGTGTTGACACTGGGATCCCCTCCACTCGGAGTATTCGGGACTAGATAGGGACCGTACATGAAGAGTGCTCCAGTGGACCCGTTCGGGTTCAGGTCGTACGCACTCGTATTAGCCCAGTTGAAGGGCATCCAGCGAGTGCACTCCCAGACGCGGGCCCACTGGGTGTTCCGGAGGTTGGATGGGCCCAATGTGGCCACTAGGGTGTACGGCTTGAAGCCGATCGATAGTTTCCTGGTTATCTTGTTGGGGTAGATGACCTTCTGCCACCTGGTCTGACGCAGAGCCGTCTCTTCGGCAGGGGGGACGAAGCTCTCCGACTGAGCGTCCCCTAGACTGCTAGGACCCATGTTACGGGCGAAGGGACGACTGGGAGCGACGAGATAGTTGTCTACTTCGCCTCCTTCGCTTGCTAACGAGAGCTGAAGCTTGCACTTCAGCACACGGAACTGACTATACGTCAGTTGGTAGTCGGGGAAGCCGGGGAGCTGGAGAGGAGCGAAGTAGAAGGGCGAGTAGCGCCTAGCTTGGCCAGATGACTGCGCGAAGTTGGTCCAGGTGACCTCCGACGTCAGCTTGACGACGGGGGAGGCAGTCTTGCGAGAGCCGCGACTACGGCGATACCTACGGCGATAGCGAGGGCGAGCCATGCGGCGTCGGCGAAAGGATCGCCTCACCGTACGGCTGGAGTACCTACGGCTACGGTAGGTCCAGGCCATTTTTCTTAGCTGCACAGGGGCGCAGATTTCGGCATGCATCTACGCTTAGTGCATTTAAAAATGCCCAGGACACCAGTTATCCAGGTCAGGACGTGGATAGCCACTCTGCACGGTTGCCAGGAGGACACGGACTATGATGAGTGGATGAGGAGATGTTTCGAGGGTGGCCACTGCAAGTATATATGCGGCCAGCTCGAGAGGGGCGAAGAGACCGGACGCCTCCATCTCCAGTTCATGGTACAGTTCGACCGCTCCAAGCGCCTTAACGGCGTACGTGCTGCTATCAGTGAGCAAGCTCACTGGGAGCCCGTTCATGGATCCACGGTACAGTGCAAGGCATACGTTACCAAGGAGGCGACCAGGGTTGCAGGCCCCTGGGAATACGGTGCGCTGGCGGCGGCCGGCAAGCGACGCGGCCTAGATGAAGCCGTGGACTCTGTGAAGGCAGGCGTGCCTCTCCACGAGGTGGCGGCGGAGTACTCCTTGGCTTGGGTATCGCACGGCAAGGGATTGACATCCCTTCGCCAGATGCTCAAGCTAGATGCCGATCGCCGCTCCTTCGGCCCCGCGGGGCCGGAGGTGTGGGTCCTCTGGGGCCCCAGTGGCACCGGCAAGAGCCGCTGGGTAGCTGCTACTTGGCCCGACGCCTTCTGGAAGGCACCGGAGTCCAAGTGGTGGGATGGCTACTCGGGGCAGGAGACCGTGGTCCTTGACGACTTCAAGGACTACGCGATGCCCCTGGTGGAGCTCCAGCGCCTCCTGGATTGGTATCCTCTCTGGGTAGAGGTCAAGGGAGGGAGCGTGCCCATGCTGGCCAAGAGATACGTCCTCACGGCGAACACGTCGCCCGAGGACTGGTACCTCAAGGCCGATGTCCACCGCACGATATGGCGCCGTGTGACCGACTTTGCGGCCAAGCACGGGCGCCTGATCAACTGCGTTGACGGCTGGACGCCCCCTACGCTCGGGGCTGCGGGGGCTGAGGTTCCTGGTAATACTGAGCCCCAAGGCCAGGAACCTCAGCCCGCCCTAGGCGAGGATATCGTCCAAGCGATTGCCGATTGGCGCTGCGACTGAGTAAATTGCTCATCATTCTCCCAGTCAGTGCCGCTGCGTTTCGTGGTCTCACGCGTCCCGCGTACCTGCTACGGCTTGTGTGTCCGTAGGGCTGGGGGGGCGACTACCCCCCTGGTACGCTCAGTCGCCGCTTGGGCTTCGTAGCGTGGTCATACGCTCGCCGCTAAGGCCCGCTTGATGCCCTAACGGGTTCGAGGATAGAGGGGGGGGGGTCAGTTCACTCAGCGTTGGCCTCGGAATTGGAGGTAGACGGTCAGAGTTCCGTGGACCGCAGTGTTGACACTGGGATCCCCTCCACTCGGAGTATTCGGGACTAGATAGGG